AAAATGACAACATGACAACATAACCTACACAAGGTAGAATTAGCGCATGATGCAATCATTCTTATTTGAGCCACGAAAAGTCCAAGCGACTGAGGCGCGCTTAAAAGCTATATTTGAAGCAGCGCGGTTAGGTTTGCGTGGGGACACGTTAGCGTTAGCTGCGGGCATGATGCCGTCTGAGTACAGGCAATTGTGCCAAATGGATCCTGTAGCTGAGATGGCAGAAGCGCAAGGACGCGCATACAGCGAGATGCAAGCGGCAACGATTGTAGATAAAGCCATTGCCGAAGGTGACGCTAAGATGGCGCTTGATAAATTAAAACACCGCCATGAGTGGCAGGCCGCGCAACGTGTGCAGATTGACGTCACTCAGCAGATCAGTATTGTTGACGCAATGGCGTTGGCAGACAAATGCGTCGCGCAGGGGTTGGAGTACAACGACCCCGTGCAAGACGCCCCCTTTAAAATGATAGCTAAAGAAGACACACGTGCAAGAGATTAGATACTCAGCCCAAGAAGAAATGGCGCTAATGAGTAGGCTATGGTCGCCTGCTATAAAAAACGACCCGTTAGCGTTTGTGCTGTTCACGTTCCCGTGGGGGCAAAAGGGCACACCGCTTGAGCACTTTACAGGCCCACGCAAATGGCAACGAGAAGTGCTACGCGATATAGCCCAACATATTAAAGAGAACAACGGCAAGATTGACTTTAACACCTTGCGCTTGGCGGTAGCCAGTGGGCGGGGTATTGGCAAGTCGGCATTGGTAAGCTGGATAGTGCTGTGGTTTATGTCTACTCGCGTTGGTGGCACGGGTATCGTGTCGGCTAACTCAGAAAGTCAGTTGCGAAGTGTGACGTGGGCTGAAATTACTAAATGGCTGTCGATGTCTATAAACAGCTATTGGTGGGAGATTAGCGCAACAAGAGTGGCCCCCGCTAAATGGTTGGCTGAATTAGTTGAGCGCGACTTAAAGAAAGGCACGCGCTACTGGTCGCTAGAAGGCAGATTGTGGTCAGCAGAGAACCCCGATGCGTTTGCAGGTGTGCATAACTATGATGGCGTGATGTTGGTCTTTGACGAAGCATCAGGTATAGATGACTCTATCTGGGGTGTATCAAGCGGGTTCTTTACGGAGAACACACCGAATCGTTTTTGGTTGGCGTTCTCTAACCCCAGGCGTAACAGCGGGTACTTTTACGAATGCTTTAACGCCAAGCGTGACTTTTGGGTGACTAAGCAGATTGACGCAAGAACGGTTGAGGGTACGGATAAGAACGTGTATGAGCAGATTATTGCTGAGTATGGGGCTGATTCGTACCAAGCGCACGTAGAGGTCTTTGGCTCATTCCCAAGCGAAGGCGATGATCAGTTCATACCTAGCCTAGTGGTGGATGAAGCGATGGAGCGCCCCCTGTATAAAGATTTATCAGCCCCGATTGTGATTGGTGTTGACCCTGCACGGTTTGGTGCAGACGCAACCGTTATTGCGGTTAGGCGTGGCCGCGACATTATTGACATCCGTAAGTTCAGGGGTGACGATACGATGACAGTGGTTGGCCACGTCATTGAAGCCATAGAAGAATACAAGCCTGCGTTGGTTGTGATTGACGAAGGTGGGGTAGGCGGTGGGATCGTAGACAGGCTCAAAGAGCAACGCTATAAGATTCGCGGGGTTAACTTTGGCAGTAAGAGTAAGACACCACTCATGTACGGCAACTTGCGAGCCGAGATGTGGGGCAAGATGAAGGACTGGCTAAAGACGGCAAGCATACCGCAAGAGCGGGTGCTCAAGACAGATTTAATTAGCCCTATGATGAAACCTGATTCTAAGGGTACAATCTTTTTAGAGTCAAAAAAAGACATGAAAGCGCGTGGCTTAGCCTCGCCTGATGCAGCCGATGCGATATGCGTGACATTTGCTTTTCCTGTGGCGCATCGTGAGTATAATGAAGCAGCACACAGAACACGACCTAACTTTCAAAACAGCAACAGCGTTGCAACTGGATGGATGGCATTTTAAATGACTAAGAAACCTGGGCTTTACGCAAATATTAACGCCAAGCAAGAGCGCATCAAAGCAGGAAGCGGCGAAAAAATGAACAAAGTGGGCAGTAAGAACGCGCCCACAGCTAAAGACTTTAAAGATTCGGCTAAAACGGCTAAGAAAAAATGATTCGACCCTTGCATAACCACGTCTTAGTCAAAGAAAACGCGCCAATCCCCCACCCGTTCTTGGTGTTGCCTTTAGAAGACACTTTAACGGGTACGGTTGTGGCTACTGGGCCAGGTAAAAGGCTACCAAACGGTAAATTACGGCCTATATTGGTGTCAGTAGGTGACAAAGTCAGGTTTAGCGGTACAATCGACGCAATGATTGATGGTTTTGCATTAATGCAAGATAAAGACATTATTGGACTAGTCGATGAGCAATGAGAGCGACAATAAAGACCTTCTAGCCACAATGCGTAGCCGACTCACGTTGGCTATTTCTGCTTATGGCAGTTCACGTAACGATGAGCTAGATGATTTGCGCTTTATGGCGGGTAGCCCAGATAATCAATGGCAATGGCCTTCTGATGTATTATCCACACGTGGCTCGGTGCAAGGGCAGACTATTGGCGCACGGCCTTGTTTAACCATTAACAAGTTGCCACAACACGTCAACCAAATTACAAACGACCAACGTCAGAATCGCCCGTCAGGTAAGGTAATTCCTGCCAATGATGAAGCCGATGTTGAGATGGCGGACATATTTGACGGCATAGTGCGTCACATTGAGTATATGTCAGACGCTGATGTGGCGTATGACACAGCGTGTCAGAATCAAGTTACTTATGGCGAAGGGTACATCCGCATATTGACTGAGTACTGTGACGAAAATTCGTTTGACCAAGATTTAAGGATTGGGCGCATACGCAATAGCTTTAGCGTTTACATGGATCCTATGATACAAGACCCTTGCGGGGCGGATGCGCAATGGTGTTTTATTACAGAAGACCTATCTAGGGCAGAGTACGAACGGGCTTACCCCGATGCCATGCCTGTGTCGTCTATTCAGCAACAAGGCGTGGGCGATCAAGCGGTTAGCCAATGGTTAGCCGATGACACGGTTAGAATTGCCGAATACTTTTACCATAAGTACGAAAAAGCAGTTTTAAACCTTTATGCTGGTGAAATCACCGCATTTAAAGGCTCAAAAGAAGATAAGCAACTGGCTCAGATGGGCTACACGCCTATTCGCAAGCGTGACGTAGATCGTAAGAAAGTCATGTGGATTAAAACCAATGGCTATGAAATACTTCAAGAACAAGAGTGGGCAGGCAAGTGGATTCCTGTTGTCCGCGTTATCGGTAATGAGTTTGAAGTAGACGGACAGATTTACGTATCAGGTATTGTGCGTAACGCTAAAGATGCACAGCGTATGTACAACTACTGGGTCAGTCAAGAAGCTGAGATGCTGGCGTTAGCGCCTAAAGCACCATTTATTGGCTACGGTGGGCAGTTTGAAGGGTACGAGCATCAATGGAAAACAGCTAACACGACCAATTGGCCGTATTTAGAAGTTAACCCCGATGTGACCGATGGTGCAGGTGGCGTATTGCCCTTACCACAACGTGCCCCGCCCCCATTGCCGCAAACGGGCTTAATTCAAGCCAAGATGGGCGCTAGTGACGATATTAAATCGACTACAGGGCAATATGACTCAAGCCTTGGGCAAACGTCTAATGAGCGTTCTGGTCGGGCTATTTTGGCTCGCGAACGTCAAGGTGATGTAGGCACGTACCATTACGTTGACAACTTGGCTCGCGCTATCCGTTACGTGACCCGTCAATTGGTTGACATTATCCCCAAGATTTACGACACCCGCCGTATTGCTCGCATCATTGGCGTGGATGGTGAAACTGACATGGCTAAGATTGACCCCATGCAGGCAGAACCCGTCAAAAAGATTGTTGATGAAAACGGCATAGTCATTGAGAAAATATACAACCCAAGCGTGGGTAAGTATGACGTGGTTGTGACTACTGGCCCAAGCTACATGACTAAGCGTCAAGAAGCTATGGAAGGCATGGCTCAGATTCTGCAAGGCAACCCGAACCTTTGGGCAGTGGCTGGCGACTTGTTTGTTAAAAACATGGATTGGCCAGGTGCTGAAGAAATGGCAGAACGTTTACGCAAAACCATTGACCCTAAAGTATTGGCTGACCAAGACGAAGACCCAGCATTGCAAGCTGCTCAACAACAGATGCAAGCGATGGGGCAAGAAATGGATCAGATGCACCAGATGTTGCAAAATGTTAGCCAATCAATGGAAGCTCAAAAGCTCAAGATTGACGAATACAATGCGGAAACTAAGCGTATCTCTGCTGTGGCTTCAGGCATGAACCCCGAGCAAGTGCAAGAGGTTGTCATGCAAACGTTACGCGATGTGATGACCGCAGGTGATATGGTATCCGCACAACAAGCCCCTGAAATGCCTATAATGCCCGGGCAAATGCAAGAAATGCAACAAATGCAAGAAATGCAACCGATGCCTGAGCAAATGCCACAACAAGGACAAATGTTATGAAGTGTTCGGATTTCATAGGTACGTTGTTTTTGGCTCGCGATGTCACGCATAGCGTTCATTTGAACACCCGCAGTTATTCTAAACATAAAACATTACAAAAGTTTTATGAAAACATTATTGGTTTAGCTGATGCGTATGCTGAGGCTTATCAGGGCAGACATGGTTTAATAGGCCCTATTGCGCTTAATTCAGCTAAAAAAACAACTAATGTAGTTGAGT